TGTTAAGAAGGACCAATTTAAAAAATTTAAACTATAATGAGTAAAGAGAAACGAACAAAAAACTGTAATTCCTGTGAAACTAAATATACCGTACAATGGGACATTGAAGAACAAGACTTAGAACCTTTAACTTGCCCATTTTGTGGTTATGAGGTTGAACAGGAGGAAGATGAAGAAATCTGGACAAACGAAGACAGTATCGAAGACGATAATTGGAATTGATTATAGTTTAACAAGTCCGGCCATTTGTATTAATATAGATGGTGATGCTGGGTTAATGTTTTATTACCTAACCAATAAGAAAAAGTGGACTGGTACAATAAGTGAGGATATAGTAGGATATGAACATAAAGAATGGACTGACCCAATTCAAAGATTTAGTTACATTTCAGATTTTGCAATTGACCTTATCGAAGGACTTATTAATCCAATCGTTTTCATTGAAGGTTACTCATACGGTTCAAAAGGCCAAGGCATTTTTCAAATCGCCGAAAATTGTGGCATACTTAAATACAGATTACAAGAATCAAAGATACCTTACGAAACTGTTGTACCTAGTGTTGTTAAAAAGGGTGCGACAGGTAAGGGCAATGCTGACAAAGATATGATGTATGAAGCCTTTGTAAAAGAAACAAATATTGACTTAAAGAAATTATTTGAAACAGAAAAAGTAGGTAATCCTATTTCAGATATTGCAGATAGTTATTTTATACAAAAAGTTGGTTATGAAAATAGTATTAAGAGCACAACAACATCCTGATAACATCTACGGTACTATAGAAGAATTTGATTTAACAGAAATCAAATGTATGCCAACAGATGAATGGTTAAAAAATAGAATGGACGAATTTGATTATTGGTCCTCTTTTGAAAACCATGGCATGATTTATCCTATCACAGTTTCCCCACATACAGAATCTTGGGTGCAAAACATAATCAAACAAGAAACAAACGGTAAGCCTAAAAAACCTCATCACTTATATGCTAATGGTGAAGTTAAACCTGGTCTATATGTACAAACAGGTAATAAAAGAGTTTATTGGGCTAGAGAAAACGGATATACACATATAGAAGGATATTTAATTAAAGACAAAGAAATGAAAACTAAAATAAGAACTGAACTACATATACCTCATGGAGATATACCAAGATGAAATTAAAAATAGTTAAAGGTTGGTATTTACCAGACTATGACACACATTTTGAGTCTATGTTAAAAGAAGTCAATGGTGAATTTACATATCAACAATCACATAGAGATTATGTTTTAGAATTTGTAGATAAGTTTGATGTTGCAATTGATGTAGGGGCTAATGTAGGTTTCTGGTCAAAAGATTTTTGTAGAAAATTTAAAAAGGTTTGGGCATTTGAACCTGTCTATGATATATCAGATTGTTATAGAAGAAATATGGCAGCCTATGATAACTGGCATTTAGAACAAGTAGGTTTATCTGATAAACAAGGTGAGAATGTACCTTTGTATAGAGGTATAGAAAACTCAGGTGGTGGGTCTTTAGTTGAAGGTTTTGAAAGTGCAAGTAATCAAGTTGAACATATAGATATTAAAATGTTGGATAATTATATTAATAATTTTGATACCGTAGATTTGATAAAGGTAGATATACAAGGCCACGAATATCAATTTTTAATGGGTGCATTAGAATTTTTAAATAAGTTTAGTCCTACATTATCATTAGAATTACCAATAAGAACAGACGAAGAAATATTAATTAAAAAACATTGTGTAAAATTATTGGAAGATATTGGTTATAAAGAGGTGGGCAGACATAAAAAAGATACGGTATTTAAAAAATGAATATTGCAGTTGTAACAACATTAAACAAAAAGTTATACAAACAGTATGGCCATAAGTTTTTCGAAACTTATAATTGGCCATTTGATTTGATTGTGTATAGTGAAGATATGTTAGATATACCTAATCAAAGAATTGTAGTGAGAAGTACCTTTGATGAAGTGCCTAGTTGCGAAGAATTTGTAAATAGAAATAAAGATAAACCTGTTGTAGATAATCCTGATGGTTTCTTACAAGATGCAGTTAGATTTTGTTATAAAGTTTATGCTTATACAGACCAACTAATTAACAACGAAGATTATGATGGTGTTATTTGTATTGATGCAGATAGTGTATTTTATAAACCAATCGACATAGAATGGTTGACAAAAAATATACATAAAAGTGATTGTATGATGACCTATTTGGGTAGAGGTAATAATTATAGTGAATGTGGATTCTTATACTTTAATATGCAACATAAATCCACAAAGGCTTATGCTAGAGAAATGAAAAGAATGTATGATAGTGATGAAATCTATCAACTAAAAGAAAAACATGACAGTTATATTTGGGACCATGTACGAAAAGCATTTGAAAGTAATGGTGTAAAAAATCATAATATTGGTGACGGAAAACCAGGTCATGTTCAGGCCAGGTCTGTACTAGGGACTGTGTACGACCATATAAAAGGACCTAAGAGAAAAAAACTATTAAGAAGTCCAGAAGCGAGAGTATAATGATTAATGTCTTTATAGGATACGACAGCAACGAAAAGGTTGCTTTTAATACTTTATCATATAGTATATTAAAACGCAGTACAAAACCAGTTGCTATTACACCTATCTATTTACCTAATATTAAAGATGACTTTGTAAGAGAAAGAAACAACTTATCATCTACTGAATTTAGTTTTAGTAGATTTATTATTCCACACCTTATGAATTATAGAGGTTGGGCTTTGTTTATGGATTGTGATATGTTAATGATGACCGATATTGCAGAACTATGGCGATTAAGAGATGACAAGTATGCAGTACAAGTTTGTAAACACGATTATGAACCTAAACACGAAAAGAAGTTTTTAGGTCAAGTACAAACAAAGTATGAAAAAAAGAATTGGTCTAGTTTTATGTTAATGAATTGTGCTAAGTGTAGTGCATTAACACCAGACTATGTTAATTCAGCCACAGGTTTAGAACTACATCAATTTAAATGGTTAGAAAGTGATGACTTGATTGGTGAATTACCATTAGAATGGAACTGGTTAGTTGGTGAATACGAACATAGAGATGATGTTTATAATGTACATTACACTGAGGGCGGTCCTTGGTTTAATGAATATAATACTTGTGATTATTCATCCGATTGGTATTTAAATTACCAAGAAACTGTAAAGATTAATTTAAAATGATACCTTGGAATTTAGTTGGTTTCGGTACAAGAAAAGTTACAGATGAAGTTATACAACCATTTGTAAGTGCGGCTAGTGGTACTTGGTTTAGACCAATTCATCAGGACGGTTTAAGTGCAGTTGATAAATTCGAACAGACACGCTGGGCAGGTTACAATCACAATAGATGGTTAGAAGAAAAACCACCAAGTGTGGTATTTGGCATTTTAAGAGGTACTGAAAAAGTATTATGGAAATGTAAAGAGTTTGGTGTTGATTTTTATTATTTTGACCACGCTTATTTCTTTAAAGCACACGCACATAAACCAAATGAACAAATAGGTCACAGAGCATATCGTATTACTTTAAATGGTGAAAATTTAAATTACATCACAGAACTAGAACAAGAAGATTACGATAGAATACAAAAATATAAAATAAAAATGCCTGAGATAACTAATAATAGAAAAGGTCAAAAGATATTAGTTGCACCACCAACAGATGCAGTTTGTAGATATTATGGTATTCATAGTTTAAAACAGTGGAAATTACAATTAGGTGATAAGTTAAAAAATCATACAGATAGAGAAGTTGTTTTTAGAGAAAAAGATACTGATAAACCTTTACAACAAGATTTAGATGATGCTCATGTGGTAATTACATTACAATCAGCAGTTGGTATTCAGGCACAAGTAAGAGGTATACCTGTAATATGTGATAAAGTAAGTATGTGTAGACCTATTTCTATTGATTATAAAGACATTGAAAATGAGTATGTAAGAGATGATGAATTAACTAATAAGTGGATAGATAGTTTATTAGCTAATCAGTTTATAGAAGAAGAAATCAGAAACGGTACAGCTAAAAGAACAATAGATAGGTTACAAAATGGCAATAATAACTCATAAATTAGCTTGGGATAAATGTCTATCTCACCAAATCTGGCCAGCCATAGAAAAGGGTTGGAAAGATAATGGTAAAAATGTACACTTCTTTTGGGGTTTAGCAGGTAAGAATATAGCTGAAATAAACCAGTGTGAGGCGAACGGAGAAGAGT